TATGTGGTGGGGATGCACGGGTTTTATGACGATGGATTGGTTGTCTTGAATAGGAACAGCCTTCATCTTGTCAAAGGGACGCTTGGAAGCCTTCTAGACGTTACCGTTAAGGAGCTTACATCTGAGATTGGATGTCTAGCCCGCAAGTCTGTTGTCATGCGTGGCAATGCAATGCTGTTCTTATCTGACGATGGCGTTTACGGGATTGAGTTCCTTAACGATTACAACCTGCGAGGCACTGAAGAGCCGCTTTCCAAGAACATTCAGCCGTATATCGACCGGATCAACGCTGACTACTCTGACAGAGCAGTGGGAATCTTGTTTGAAAACAGGTATTACCTTGCTGTCCCGCTAGACTCAGTTCCGGGAGCGGGTGATTCTTATGGGAACAACGCCATTTTGGTGTATAACTTCCTAAATAAAGGGTGGGAATCACTGGATACCTTTGGTGATTCTAGGTTCTTGATTAAAGACTTCGTGATTGGTAGTGCTAGCGAGAGGAACAACCTCTATGCGGTGACATCCAATGGCGGGCTGCATCAAATCGAAGCATCCGAAAGCTCCAATGACACTCTGAACGTAGATAACTCTGCTGCTATTGTGTCCCCAGCAATCAATGCTGCCCTCACAACTAGGGGATACGACCTCGGGACAATGGAACGCAAGCGGTTTACCGACGCACAGGTAAACATCCAGTCTCTTCCCGGCCAAAACTCGGAATACAACATTGCGTTTGCAGCGGAAGACCCTGACGACGCTCAATCCATAGGCACAACTACTACTTTGCTTGGTGGGTTGCTTACCCCTAGCACGGCAACTGAAGCTGAAACAGCAAGCATCCGGTGTAGGTTGGGTGGCATCAGGGGCTTCACCGGAACAATGATCTTGACAAGAACTATCGGATCACCCAAGGTCAACTCAGTAAAGGTAGCTGGTTCAGTCACCAACAGACAAATCATTTCACAGAGATAAAGTATGGGCGCAATTGATACGAATTACACTTTCACGGCTACCGACGTAATCACTAGCACGAAGATGAACAACATCCTCGATCAAAGCACGATTACGGCTACTGCTGTTTTTAACTCGACGCTTTCTATTGCTAGTGGAAAACTTCTTGTTGCTACTGGCGGTGTTACATCAAACGAACTTGCTGCAAACTCGGTTACGACAACTGCGATTCTTGATTCGAACGTTACTACTGCAAAGATTCTTGATGCGAACGTTACTACTGCAAAGATTGCGGATGATGCCGTAACCAGTGATAAAATTGCACTTGGTGCTATTATTCCAAACTTGCCATCTAATTTCCCAATTCAAACAATCCAGTCAAAACTTACAACAACTCAATCCGTTACGGGCAGTTCGACTGCATGGACTGACATCACCAGTCTTACATCCACGTTGACTAGGGTTGTTGCAAGTGCTTCTGGCAAGGTTAGGGTGCAAGTCGTCATAAATTCTTCGGTAGATAACACATCCAATAACTTCCCTTTTCGTATTTTAAGAGATGGAACCGCTATTGGGGCTGGGGACACAGCAGGAAGCAGAACGAGCGCATCTTCTAATGGAACTTACCCATATAATGACCGTGGCAACTCTGTTGTTGTGATTGATTTCATTGATGATGCCCCTGGTTCAAACGCAACAGTAACATACAAAGTCCAAGGACGACCTAACACTGGAACTATTGGTTATGTAAACAGGACGATTTCAGATACTGATTCCGTTCTTTTCACAAGAACAATTAGCACATTGACCATTACGGAACTTACACCGTGAACCAGCACATAGCAACCGAAATACAAATATATGACGAAGACTTTTACAAACTTTTGTATTAGCACTTATGCTTTGGCGTTGTCGTTTGTTAAAATTCAATTAAAAGCAAAATTCAAACAGTAAAAACATGGGAATATTTTCAAAACCTAAAGTGCCTGAGCCAGTAGACCCACTGGACATTGCTGGACAGCAGTCAGGCAAAATGCTTGGTTATTATGGGGCTGAGGTTCCGAAGTGGCTGCAACTCCAAGAGGAACTCGGTCCACAGTTCATGGCCCAAATGTTTGGGCAGACTGGACAGTTTCTTGGTGGTGTTGGGGGGCAACCCGGACTAGAGGCGTTACAGCTTTCGACTGGTCAGCGGGCGGGCGAAACACTTGGTCAGCTTCGTGCGGGAGAGATTGGACAAATGACCGGACAAACTGGTCTTGCGCGGGGATTGATGGAGGCGATGTCTCCAGAGCAAGCTGCCGTTGTTCAAGGATTCGCGTCTGAAGCAGAACGAGCTAGGGCATCAGCACAAGGCGTAACTCCAGAAGAGCGTCGGGGATACGAGCAACAAGCGCGAGAGACGTTCCAAGCATCTGGACGGCTTGGTGGCAACTTAGGCATCGTCAGCGAAGCAATGGGGCGTGAGGACGTTATGGCTCGTAAACGCGCTGAAGCTGCTCAAGCAGGTGGACGATCATACGATGCAGCACAGAAATTTTATACTGCGCCCGGATTGAGCTTGCTGGGGCAATCACCACTTTCGTATGAGGCAGGGCGATCAACGCTTGGGATGGCACTTACGGGAGGCCCAGCGTCTTCTGGTGAATTCGACTATAACGCCCCACTTGGGTTTGCTGGACAACGGGCTTCCGCGACGGATGCTTATAATATGGCCAAGTTCCAAGCGGACCAACAACGCAAAGCGCAAACAATGGGGCTTATCACCAAGGGGATCGGTCTTGCTGCCGCCCCATTCACTGGCGGGTTATCGGCGGGACTTGGGCTTTCTGGACTTGCTGGAGGAGCGGCTGGCGCGACGGGACTCAGCGGAATGGGTCTCTCAGCGGGCATGGGGTTAAGCGGCCTGTTTGGAGGAATCCCCAAGGCTACTCCAGTTTACTAACTTCATATAATTAAAATCATGGCACTTACGGGCGGAAATATCGGATTTACTGGGTATCAGCAACCAAATTACGCTGGTGCTGTAGAAGCGGCTGGTTTGCCGATGCAGGCTATTGGACAAGCCGTGGGTCAAGCTGCTGACTACTTCAAGAAGCAAAAAGAAAGTAAGAACATGGCAACGATGGGGATCAAGATCGCGGAAGCGGCAAAGATCATGGACCCTTCTCAAGTATCTTACTATGACAATTTGATTTCCAGCCTCAAGGACGAGAATACTCCTGTTGATGTTCGCGGTCAGCTTGGAGCTAGCATTCAAGACTTGCTCAAGCAAAATACAAATATGCGGGCGGTGGCGGTTCAAGAAGGACAACTTGGAAGGATGCCAAGCTACTTTGGTGGGGGCTATGGTGGAGGTCAAGGGGCGAGAGGGACCGCGCAATATTCAGAGCGACCAGTGCCTCTCCCAACAGGCAAATACCCTCCTGCTTCTGTCCCCGGACCTGCTGGCGCGGACCTGATGAACTTGAATAGCCTGATGGAGCGAGCGCAAAAAATTGCTCTTCCCGCAGATAAGGTGAATCCAGTCGTCAGCGGAATCCAGAACGCCATTATCAGTGGTTCCCCAGAAATGGGAGAAACTGTAAAGCGTTACAGCAGCCAGTTGGCAGAGGCAATTGCTGACGCAGAAGAAGGATTTGAACCAGTAAAAGACAAAAGCGGTCAAGCATTGGTCCAAATTTCTGAAGATGAGGCAGGAAACATTACTAGATACACCAAGACAAAGGGTGGACGTTTGATAGGCGAAGGTGGAGAGGTGCTTGACAGTCAGGGTCGTAAAATTGAATCGCCCAAATACAACCAATTTGATCAAGAGGCTATTGACAGGGCTATCTATGGAAATGGCGATGTGCTTCCTGAACTCCCCCCAGAAGCGTCTGCAACTCGCCAACCTAGCTTCCAAGAATTAACGCAACCACCACCAGTCCCGGAAGGTGGAGTTCAAATGATTGGAGAACAAGCGACTCAACAGCAACCGCCAGCGCAGCAAAGTGCGCGTCAAGGACTGATGGCAAAACAATCACTAGCTGACTCCGCTAAAATGCAAAAAGTCAGTGATGAGAGTCTGACTCAACTGTCTCCAAGGAAGGCGAAGCTGTATGAATCCGCGTTGAACCAAGCGTATCAAGATCCAAAGCTGGCTCCGTCACAAGACGTTGTGGACGAGATGAAGCAACAACTACTGATGCAGCCAGAAGCCAAGGGTCCGCAGATCATGTCTGAATCTGAATACGGTCAACGCAATACTGCCATCATCAACAAGGCGGCGAAACGAGTTGGTGACAGATCTGCTGCATACACCTTACTAAGCCGATTCGATACCGCTCAAAAGCTAGCTAATCACCCTGAGAGTTACAAGGTTTTCGGTCAGTCAATACCACAACAAAAGCTGGACGAACTGGCAAGAAGCCAAGGTGGAGTATATGCACTATTTAACAACCTAAAAGGACAAGACTTGGTGCAAGCGATGCGGGATATTAAGGCCCAAAGTGGAACCGCTGCCGGAATGTCCGAAAAGGAAACTATGGCACTCCAACGCGCAGTTAACGATCTCGATCTGGGGCAAGACTGGAAGTCGGCACAAAGCACCCTGATGCGAATTGCTAGTGGATCTGTGAGGGCTGGTAAGGCACTTGGACTAGACGACAGTATTTTTGAAGTCATGCCAATGACCCCAGCATCTGGAGCAACGTCAGCATCCAAAAGGCAAGTGACAAGGGCTGCTGAGATTTTGGATAATCCAGAATCCACTCCATTGTTCCGAGACGAAATGGAATACCTTGAAAAGTTGGAGAGAGCGAAATCAAGACA